ATGAGAAACGTTTAATCCGGAAGTGGCAGATTCTAACTGCTTTCACTATCAAGCATCAAGCTATTAATGCTTTCCTCCCGTGTCTTAATTTCTCTGGCTATTAACCAAATGAGCTTACCTGCTTCTGGTCCCCGTCGGGAATCCTGGCGCCGGTCTTCTTAAGATACCGTCAGTCAGTCAGGTTGCTCACATGTTGTGAAGCCGGCTTGACTTGACAGGAAACCTATACGGTCTTACCGGCTCACACTTTATTATACGACGAAATTTCAGAGATTTCAATATTTTCTTTTTAAAAAAATTAAATTAACTATTTACATTTACGACTGGCTGTGATATAATTATAATCGGGGGAGTAGTATTATTAAAAAATACAGAGCCGAAATTATGGGAATTTCGTTTATTTATTTAGTATTTTTTTCTAAGGGTACCTTTTACTCAGCCAGCATTTAAATAGTCTATTAGTTCTGTTCTATAAACTTTCTTTTGCTCTTTGCCATCGTTTACTCAGCATCTAGCTGCAAAAGTTTTTTTAATATGCTTTACTTCTTTTGCTGGTAATCAGATTTCTTGTTTAGCTTGTAAAACACATTCTTTTCAAGTTAAATTAGTTGAATTCCATAATTCATTTACTCGGTCACATACTTTTGTTCAGAGTTGTTTATTCTCACTTTTCTTGTCATAATACAAAGCAATATCTACCTCTCTAAGATGGGTTCGTTCTTCTTTGGTTGTTTTATATTTATCCCGAAGTTTATCATTAACCGCCCTCTGTATAACTGGCCAATTAGTGCAAAGGTCTAAATAAGCATGAACTATATGATGCTCAGAAAAAGATAAGTTTACTATAAAATTATTTTTATCAGCATTAGCCAGCTTAACTGCTTGCTTGCGATTATACTTTTCATAGAGACTTAAATAAGTTTGTGCTGGAATTACATGATGAGCTTCTGTAAAGTTTGTTGCTTCATTGTCTATTTTAGTGAAAATAAATTCTATATAAAGATCTAAAAAATTATTATCAATATATCTGCCAGTATCTATTAATAGCTGTCTTATTTTATTTTTTGTTAGCATGGAAGTCTCCTATATAGTTCAAAATGGCCATTCTGGCAATAGCAGACAGTGAGAGCCCTGTAATTTCAGAAATTTCAGTAAGCTTTGTTTCTGTTAGCTCATCTAGTCTAACTTCTAAACGTTTATTTTTATTTTGTTTCATAATTAAATACCCTTCATTTAATTTAGCTAATTTATTATACAACATTTCGTAATTTGTCGTACAAAAAAACTCTCTTATATATTCTCTTTATAGATCTGTTGCCATAGCTATATATATAAGCTTATGGTCTATTGCTAAAGCCTATTGCTGAGATCGCTAGTATATACCTATATAGGTAATAGATCTGCAGCTTACGCGCGGCAGTCTATAGCTTATATATAGATCTATGGCCTATATAAAGAGATCTATAATAAAGATCTAAATATAAATATTTGTTATTAATTTATTAAATTATTAATTTATTAAATCATTAAATTAAAAAATTATTAAAAAACTATTAAAATAGACTATAAAACATTGTATAATAATATAGGTAAACAACAAGTTGTTTACCATAGGGCATAGCCCTATGTAAAATTAAAACGATATCTAAAAGATATTTCTAAAAAATACTAAAATTTATTATGGGAGACAAAAAGATAAATTATGAGCGAAAAGAAATCTAACCAAAGTAACTGAATTGTTAAATGCCCACATTGTGGTCATGAATATCATTTATGTGAAATTGCATTACCAGGAGAATTATTAGGAAAACCAAAAACACATGGAATTATAAAAGATGCTCTCGGGAAAATTATTTATATAGACTGAGAAGAAGAACCAGTAACAAAATTTCAATATACCTGTGATAACTGTAATAGAGACTTTTTAGTAGAAGCAACATTAACTGTTAAATCAGCCCCAGTTGATGAAGCAACGGATTTCAGTAATTTAGAAACGAGCCTATTATAATATGGGAGCATTTACAGATAAGTGTAGAGCTAGAGAAGCTCAGGCCAAAGCTCAACGTGAGATGAAGAAAAAACTTAGAGAAGCAAAACGTAAGAGAGATGCTGAGGCTAAAAAGAACTGAGGGCCTAAGAAACCTCGTAAGAAGAAAAAGTAATTCTGTAATTTAGGAAATTTCGTTTATGATAAAAATTTTTGTGAACAAGCCAATTAAGGTCAGTGGCTTAGTTTCGGCTAAGTTATTTTTTTCATACAATGAAGAAATTATTAATTATCTAAAGACATTAGCCCCCGCAGTTTACCACAAGAAACTGGCAATGTGAGAAATAAGTTCAATCTATTTATCAGACATTCTGGATACCCTCTGTAAATATGATACAATAGATCTTACAGTAGAAGAAAACGAAATTAGCGGAATTTCAGAATCACCTCTTACCGAAATTGAGAAGATTTCATTTAAGGTAAAACCGTATGACCACCAAGTCGAAGCTGTTAATTATGGTCTAGCACATGGAAAGTGACTTTTACTAGATTCTATGGGACTTGGCAAGACAGCTGAATCTATGTACCTAGCAGAGGTGTTACATAATAGAGGTTTAGTGGAGCACTGCTTAGTAATCTGCGGGGTCGACTCGCTTAGACAGAATTGAAAAGCCGAAATTCAGAAGTTTTCGAATCTGCCAGTTACTGTGCTTGGGGAACATATCACTAGAAATAATACAGTAAGATATGAAACCTTAGCTAAGAGAGCCGAACAACTTAAAACTCCAATAGAAGAATTTTTCGTAGTTGTTAATATCACTAATATCAGAGATGATAAATTTGTGGAGGCATTCCAAAAGTCTGCTAATAAATTTGACATGATCATTTTCGATGAATGCCACCGTTGTTTAGTTGGCGGGACTGTTATTAATACCGAATTAGGAGATATGACAATAGAGGAATTCTCTAAATTAGCTAGCGCTAATCGACCAAAAATTAAATCTTATAATTTTAAAACTAAACAAGTAGACATGCAACAAGTAGTTGATATAGTTAGTAGTATACCTAGAAAAGATTTGTTAGAGCTATCAATACAGGATGATACCGGCGAAATTTATAAAATTTCATGTACGGCTGATCATAAAATATTTACTAAAAATAGAGGCTGGGTCCAAGCACAGAATTTAACTGATACTGATGATATAGTTTTATTAGCTAAAATAAATGAGCAGCAGAAACTCATAGGAGACTAAAATTATGCCAGCAGGGATTATTTATAAAATAACAAACTTAGATAATGGTAAAATTTATATTGGTAAAACTATTAAATTACTAGAAAAAAGATTTGAAGAACATGTTACTGCGGCAAAACGCTGGCTATATGAAGAACAACATGAGATAAAACACCCCTACCAATCTAGGCTTTATCCAGCAATGAACCTTCACGGGTATGATAAATTTAATATTGAGTTAATAGAATTAGTATCAGATACTGATAGTTTAGAATCACGAGAACAGTTCTGAATTTCAAACTTTAATAGTACTGATGGTACAGTAGGATATAATATTTCAGTTGGTGGTCTTGGCGGAGCTTTATTTACTGGGCATAAACATAGTGACAAAACAAAACAAATCCTTAGTGAGAAGTCCAGGGCAAACATTAAACTAGACCAGGAGTCTATTACAAAACGTAAATTGCCTACAACAAATAAATTTCAAAATTTGAGCACTGGAGAAATTTTTTACTCAACAGCATTTAATTATCGTGCAGCTATTTTTAGAATACCCGAGCTAAGCTATCGTTTTATGAAGTATAATAAAAATTATTTTATTTGTTTAGGACAACGTAGAAATGAAATTGCCCCGATTTCGTTAGCTGAGTGCACTAAAGTATTGCTAGACTTAACTAGTTATTTAAAAAAAGTAAAATTTTCAAAACTTAAAGCCGCCTCTGCCCTAGCTGCTAAAAAAAGACAAATTGATTACTGAGAAAAATTTATTGGTGAAAATAATATTGATATAGAACAATATACAGCGAATTATGAAAAATATAAAAATAATTGCCCAAACAGACATTTAGAGCTAATTTATAAGTTAGAGTATACTAAAATTAGAGGACTAAATAACTATCTTAATTTACACGGAGGCAAAAGCGGACATAAAAATGGCAAAATTACTATCGAAAAAAATAATTAAATCTGAGTTAGTTTATGATCTTGAAGTAGAGAATAATCATAATTTTTTTGCGAATGGTATTTTAGTTCACAACTGTACAAAAGGAAGTCAGCAGGGCGCGAACCTCCTTAAGCTAGATGCTAAGTACAAAGTAGCTATGACCGGAACTCTTATAGTGAACTCCCCAGTATCTGCGTACCTTCCACTTGCATGGACTGAGAACGATCATGCAACTCTCACTAACTTTAAAGCACAATACTGTAACTTCGGAGGTTTCGGTGGGAATCAGATTGTTGGCTATAAAAATTTAGAAACACTAAATGAAGAGATTCATTCATGCAGTCTAAGAAGAACTTTCGACCAGGTAAGGGGAGACATGCCAAAGAAAACAGTGGAATATGAATTAGTGGAAATGTCAGATGCAGATCAGAAATTTTATGATGCTATTAAAGCTGGAGTTAAAGAAGAAGCTAACAAGATTGAACTTAACACTAATAACTTACTGGCGTTAATGACAAGACTTCGTCAGGCTACATCTGCTCCTGCTGTATTAACAACAGATCCACCTGAATCAAGCAAACTCACTAGGGCTGCTGAATTAGTGGAAGACCTCATGGATGCCGGTGAGAAAGTTGTCATCATGGCAAACTTCAAGGAATCAGTGTACAGCCTGGCAGCGAAATTAGAGAGATTCCGTCCGCTAGTTTGTACTGGTGACCAAACAGAAGATTCTGTTCAACGTAACATCGATCATTTCAGATCAGATAAAGAATACAATATTTTAGTGGGAACTCATGGAAAGATTGGAACAGGATTCTCAATGCCAGAAGCTCACTATATGATCATGATCGATACGCCTTATACAGCAGCTGCTACAGATCAGAGCTGTGATAGAATCTATAGAATCACTAGCGACCAACCAGTATACATTAAAATTTTATGTAACAAGGATACTGTTGATGAACGTGTTAGAGAAATAGTGGAAACTAAAAAAGACCTAGCTGAATACATGGTTGACGGAAAACCTAACAGTAAATTTACAGAGGAGCTAAGATCAATTCTCAAAGAATTATAACAGCAATGTAAAAGTTGCTGTTTTTCTTTTGCCTGCGCTGTATAATATAATGTGAGGTGTTAGAATGACTAAGACGATTAAACAGATGAGAAAATTAGCTGACTACAGAAAAAATAAAAAAAAGTAGTTTACAAATTAATTAAGTAGTGTTATAATTATAGTAGCTGGAGGAAATTATGAAATTAAAGATTTTACAACTTAAGAACTTAGACAAGTATGGATTCATGAGTTTTGATTTTGCTAAGAAGCACGGATTCAATTTAGACGATTACAAAATTGTCTGGGAAGAAAACATTGATGCCGACATAAGTTTAGACGATTTATTTACAAGATTTAATATTGATCGTCCGTATGGTTTTAATGGCCACAGTTTATCAGTCTCAGATATTATTGATTTAGAAGGCGATAAATACTATTGTGACTCGGCTGGCTGGGTTGATTTAAAAACCGAGAAAAATATTTAAAAAATTATTTACTTTTTAAAAGAAACGCGTTATAATATTATTGGAGGAAAAAAATTATGGCGACATTTAAAATTAATGGCCAACTCAACATTGTCTTTGAAGACATTGAAATTGATGCGGCTAACGAAGAAGAAGCATTAAACAAACTTTACAAAATGGGCTGTAAAGATATCATTGAGGACTGTTATATCAAAGAGTCTGATATCGTTGAGGAAGAAGTCGAAATAACTGAAGCAGACTATAAAATTAGAGTTAGGGGAATTGATTATAGTATTGAGTACTATGACATTGCTGATCAAGTAGCTGAAAAACATCCAGAACTTGAAGAAGGCTCGACAGAGTTTGATGAACTCGTAGATAAAGAAATTACAGAACTCAAAAAATCATTACCGCAAAGTTTAGATTTAGAAATCTGCTGCTGTGCACCTGATGATTTAGAAGACGTAATTTCAGATATGATTTCTGAAGAAACCGGTTGGTTAATTAACAGTTTCGACTCTTATAAGATTTTGGAGGTTAAATAATTATGGGAAGAAACAAGGAAGATGTTTATAAATTACTTGGAGCAAGTAATCACTGTAAAGATGAACGAGAAAAGAATGATTTTTATTCCACTGACCCAGAGTGTGTTAGAGATTTATTGACTGTAGAAAATTTTAGCAAAACTATTTTAGAACCGTGCTGTGGAACAGGCAATATTTCAAAAGTATTAGAAGAAGCTGGCTATACAGTTATTTCAACAGACCTGATTAACCGTGGTTACGGAACTGGTGGGGTTGATTTTTTTGAACGCTATGCTACAATAGACTATGATATCGTGAGCAATCCACCTTACGGTCTTGCTACTGAATTTGTAGAGCATGCTTTAAATGTTATGAAGCCTCACCACAAAATGGCATTATTTCTAAAATTACAATTTTTAGAGGGGGCAGACAGATACACAAAAATTTTTAAACAAAATCATTTAGAAACTGTTTATGTTTATTCTAAACGAGTTGCTTGTTATAAAAATGATGAAAGATACCAAACAAATGAAGACGGCAGTTATAAATTAGATAAATCAGGAAATAAAATGAAAATTGGTAGCGCTGTATGTTTTGTTTGGGCAGTGTTTAATAATGATTACAATGGCTTTCCAACCATTAAATGGCTAAATACTCCAGAAGAAATTGCTGATGAAATTAAGCCAGTTTCATTATTTTAATTGCTGCTAAATTATATGTAAGGAAACTTATAATAATATAAACAGAAGCATGCTGAGGCTAATAAACGTTGGGCAGAAAAGAAAAATAAACGAAATTAGACCGATTTCAAAGTCGGTCTTTTTATTTATCTGCTAAATTAATTGAGTTTTCAGAAGGAGAACTGAATACATATGAGAAATACAATTTATGTTGTCGAATTTGAAGGAAACAAATTTTTGAACGGAGAGTTCGACTTTAAAGATGAAGCTATTGCTTGGGCTGAAGATCATATTAGTGAAAAACCAATTGTCACAGCACTCGATGTAGAGATCGATGAAGATACCTACATGAACAAAGTTTTAAACAGAGAAGAGATCTTCCACTATCCTGTAGAAGAAGTTAAAAAAGATGTAGATAATATTGACAAGAGACTTGATGATTTAGAAAAGACTGTCACTGATGAACCAGAAAAGCCAGAAGAAGTTAAAGAAGATATTAATTCTGAACTTAGCACATTTGCTGCTAATTTAGATGACAGTGAAGAAGTCAAGCCAGAAGAAAATTTAGAAGAAGACGTAATTCTATTT